CTATTGGAGGCCGTCAGCGTCTTGCCGTTGGCAATGGTCAGCGTGCCCGTGCTGGTGCTGATCGCAAGGCCGTTAATCGTGGTAGCCGTTGCGGCACCCAAAACAGGCGTGACAAGCGTTGGTGACGTGGCGCGCACCACGGACCCGGTGCCGGTGTTTGCCGTCGCCGCAAGGCCGTTGATGAGGAACGAATTGCCGGTCCCCGCCGTGTCATAGGTCTTGTTGGTGAGCGTGTCGGTCGTCGCCTTCCCGATCAGCGTATCCGTTGCAGCGGGCAGCGTGAGCGTGCCGGATGCCGTGGCGCTCGCGTCAAGTGTCGTCGAACCTGACGTTGTGCCGGCGATTTTAAGCCGCCCCACAGCGCCAGCCGAACCAAATGTCTTGACGCCCGTGAATGTCTCGGTGTTGCCGAGTGTTGCCGCCGTGCCAGATGAGGCCGGGCCGGTCAGCGTCACGCCATCTGGGATGGTGATCGTCGATCCCGTAGCCGGTGCCGTGATCGTCACCTTATTGATGCTGGTCGCACTGGCAACGCCAAGCACGGGCGTCACAAGTGTTGGGCCGGTGGCAAACACAAGCGCGCCCGTCCCCGTTTCGTCCGTTATCGTCGCGGCAAGATTTGCACTGGTCGCGCTGGCCAACCAAGAGGCCATGCCCGACGCAAGGCCGGAAATGCCGGTCGAGACAGGGAGGCCCGTGGCGTTCGTCAGGACGCCGCTGGATGGCGTGCCGAGCGCAGGCGTAACGAACGTGGGCGAATTGAAAGTGCCGCCAGTGATCGTTTTGCTAGTGAATGTGAGGGCACTTGGCAGAGACGCGACCGGATTGCCGGACACGCCGTCGCCGTTTGTCAGCGTGATTTCATTCGCGGTGCCGGTGATCGTGCGCAGCGAGTAGGCCGCCGAGCCGGTGCGGACGATCATGCCAGTCGAGCTAAGCGCCGCCAGCGCGTCAAGATCAGCGTCCCACGCCTGCACATCGGAGCCGATGGTGAGGCCGAGCCACGTCTTGACACAACTCGCGTTATCAACGCATCCGGTCCCGCCTTTAGGTCGCGACAGCGGAGACGTTCCGGGTCCAGTCTGAGCATGGACATGGACGCTGGCCAGCGTGGCGCAGATAAGCGCCAGCGTCGCAATAAATGCGGTGCGCAGTTTCATCATGATTTGATTTTCCTTAAACAACCCAGCCCGACCCATCGGCAAGCGGCGTCAATTCGACCGACCCGCCGTTGCTGTCGATGATCCATTGATAATCGACGGTTCCGGCTATGCTTTGACCGCTTACCGGAATAACGGTGATATTGTTGGTTGCCGCATCGCCTTTGCCGTCAACCACTTTGACGGAATTGGTTCTAAGCAGCGCGCTTGGCAGATAAACAGATGTCGCCGCGCCAACTGTTTTCGCGACAACGATGATACCCGCATCCGTCGCAGTTACCGTCACCGCGCCGCTTGCCGTGACCTTGCGTTGCGTTTTCGATGTATTGACCGTAGCGCGGAAGAATCCATTCCCTTCCAGATCGCGGATGCAGTTAACGCCATCATCAGCAGTCGTTGTGTCGCTTGTGTCAATGTCAAAATCCGAGCCGATGGAACGAACATAAATCCCGGCAAATTGGCCGCTCAAATCCGTGTTGCGAACTTCATCAGCATCAGCGACCGAAACCCGACCGCGCTCTTTTTCATACGAGCGCACCGCCGATTTCGACACATTGGATCCATCAACAATCGCAAGATCAATCGGGTGTGCGGTCATTGTGCAAATTCCTGCAACGTAAGTCGTCGGTTATAGAGCCTATCTGTCCCGTTGATGCCACCGTATGTCGTACTGGTGCCATAAATTTTGATGCTATAAGTATGAGATGAGGCATCAGGGACCGTATAAACAAATTCAACATACCACCCGCTTGTTGCGCTGTAATCGTTCAAAATCTTTGTATCGACCGGCGTCGTGTTGCTGCCAACATGAAGGCCAAAAACAGGCGTAACCGCATTTTGCCAGTCTCCCGATCCTTCAAAATAATAACGAAACACGATGATGTTCCCGGCCTTACGGGCCGTATGAGTGTAGGTCAGAGATTCGATGCAATGCGCGTGTGTCGTCGAAACAGGTGTTGCGGTCGGCGTCGTGTTCCAATTGAATGCTGTGCCAGTGACATTGGTAATACCTGAATTGCCAGCAGCATCCACTTTGCCGAAAAATACAGATGCGCCGCCCGCGCTTTGCCAAGCTGTGCCATTGAACTCATAAGACGTGTTCGCCGATTTATCGAAAACAACGTATCCGGTTTTCGGCTGATACGTCGAAAACGTCCCGGCGACCTCACAAACCGCGATATAGGTTGCCTTGCCAGCCCACGAGCCTGTCGGGCTGGATCCGATGATATAGGCGTCACCGACCACGGGAGAGGCAGGCGGAGCATTCGTCGTTTGATTTTCAACGCGAAGAATATAACCAGCACCCGCGTTAACCAGCGCGCCGGGGCCTACGCTATTCGCACCGATCACTTGCGTGCCAAATCCGGCAACCCAATCGCCGGAGCTATCTCGATGATAGTATGCGTCGCCGCCTTCGTCGTAGATAAGCCGACCTATTGCATAGGTCACAAATTCCCACCCGCGCGCCGTTCTGACAGCAACCTCACCGTCATGACCAGACCAATCACCTGTTGCAGCACTGGCGACGATATGAGCGTCGCCAATCGACGGCGATGATGGCGGCGCAGTTCTAGTCACATCCAAAACAGACCACGCAATCACATCCTCGTTCTGCGCGAGCTTGTAGCGCTTACCGTCAGAGCTTACCAGGCATGACGTGCCATCGTGCGCCGTTGTCGTATCGAGTGGGTCATAATGAAAAACCCGGCCTAAAAACAGAATGTCAGTAATGATCGACCCTGTATTCGGATCGACGGCAACCAATTGCTGACTATCCTCATCATCGCTCAAGCAATAAGGAAACCGCGCGACGTAAAGGCTTCGCAGCAATGTTTTGTTGGCCGCCGCGCCGCCGTTAACGCCGGACGCCGCAACTGCATCGTGGTTCACTGTCATGTTAGCTCACATCAAGCGATGGCAATGTGAAGTCCTGCTCATCCGTGGCAGGAATCCAATTCGTTTCAATTGTTGCGTCGTATCGGCTTAGATCGAGATCGAGCGTCGCTTCATTGATCGACACTTTGTTGACAAGATATGTGCCGTTGATCCACGAAAACAGGTTTGAACTGACGTTGACGGCGTTTCCGATGAGTTCATCGGAACACATCGCCAGAAGAACAATATCGACCTTGATCGTAAGCGCCCCGCCCACCCTGCTTTCAAGCAATCTGGCCTTGGCCATACGTTGCGCTGTGCGATGATCGTCCGTAAATTCAAGCTCGATTGTGTCCAGCAGCTTCTCGTTATCTGCCGTCTCAAAATCGGTGTCGCGGTAAAGCGGACCATCAACCGTTTGATATTCACGATCATTGGCCACAAAGCGCGTCGCCACATTATTGAGCGTATCGCGTTTCGGGTTCGCCGCCGAAAACTCAAATCCACCAACGATCAGGCCGTCATGAATGGTTGCGACAGGATCACGCGGCTTTGCAGACTGTATCCAAATCTTGCCGCCGCTATCGATCAGCTTTGAGCGGTTTGAAGATTGCAGCTTCTTAAGAACATCGGACGGCGTTTGCGCAAGCGTGTAAACACCGTTGCATGTGTATCGCTTAATGAATGTGCCATCCTTGCATCCGACAAGCCCGTCATCCCAATCAGCGCTTTCCTTGACCTTCTCCATGTCCCAATCATAAACGGAAGGATACAGGCGCCCGCCGAACTCTGACCGCGCATAATGGAAGATGTGAAGCGTAGGGTTGTCGCTCCATTGCCATGTGCCTTCGTCGTCAATGTCCTGCGTTGGATCGCGCGGATCATAGACACGAATGCCGTAGCTGAGCCAAAGTGGATTTGGTCGCTGTGACTGGCCCCAAAGCGACGTATATTCGTCTTGGTTTGCGCCCCAATCGCACCGCATGGTGATGCGATACACGCCGCGCTGCCTGAAATCAGAGCCGATATTGGCGAACGCCGCATCAATGATCGGATCAATTACCTGATCGTCGTCGCCATAACCAAACGATACTTGAAGCCTCGTTTGATATGCCGGGTTGCCTTTGCGCGAAACTGGCGTAAGCGCCGCACCCTCCGATATAGCGGAGAATGGCACTTCTTTTGTTCCGATCCACATTTTTTCAGCGCCAAGCACGGGGCCATCGCTGCATAAAAACTGCATATACAGATACGGCGCAATCACTTCTTCAAAACCTAGCGCGCCACCGTGGATGGTTTTGCCGACAATGACACGAACGGCAGGAATCGACTGCCGCTCATTGAACTTGCTGCTCTGATCTTGCAGCGTGCTGGTAGTGGATTTCTTCGTGAATGCGCCAAGCAAAAGATTGAGGCCAATCGAAATGCCGAGGCCCACGACAGCCGTTGCAAGTGATCCGACAGAAAAAATCGACGTGATCGCGCCAACCAGCAAACTGATAGGGTCAGCCCGCGCGGCATCTGCCGTCATCGCCAAGGCGGCGAGCGCAATCAAAAGCCGAATTGTCATGGCGACCCGTCAGATAACCGCCCAGCACAGCTTGGGCTTGATATATTCGATGCGGTAAGCCGCGATCCCAATTTCTGCGCGCGCGACAAACCAGCCCGGAGCACGACAAATCATTGTTGTCGGCCTGCCAACAATCCTGCCGTCGATAACCGCCCCCATCATGGCGAGAGCCACGTCGCCCGTATTGGCTTCGTCAGCATCAATTCTAAGCCACCCATGGCGCTCGGCAGCGCGCCTCAGCGCAAAGCCAAGACCAAGCTGGCCAACAGATTTCGCTGCACCCTCGCGCGTCGTATAGCCGCTGCGCCATGGCCGGGCCGCGTCATAGCCAAGCGCATCCTTCAAAATATCGGCAACCCATAGCGCGCAATCGTCACGGCCCCATCGTGCTGGCCTCGCAACGCATCGATCAATCGCACCAAGCAGCGACGCTTCAAGACGATCCCTCAGGTGCGCGTCCATTGGATTTCTTTGTTTTGCAATTCAGGCACCTGATCCATGCCGGTATCGCTGGGGAACAGACGCTTTTGACGTTCTGGCGACCACACCTCGTTAACGGATCGCGTCAGATTATAAAATGCGGGCTGGCCGATGATGCCGATATCGGCCTTTCCATCATCGTCAATTCGATAAACCTGCATGTCGAATTGCACTTTCGCGAGCCTGCGCGGATCGGAAATCACCTTGCCATCGTCCGCGAGGCACGCGATCCACAGCGTGCCATAATATCCGCGCACGTCAGATGATAAACGCGCGACATCACTTTCGTTGACGCCAGACACGCTAAACACAACGTCCTGAATTTGAAGGTCCGTTGTGTAGGTGATCGGGGTCACACCGCCGAGGCGACCAAGGCCCGTCCATGTCTTTGCGTCATAATCGAGCGTGCCAATACCAGTCCAAAAATATCCCGTTCCATCCGGGTGCTCGATCTCCGCGAGAAACACGCGCGGCGCACCGTTGCGCATTGCCTGCGCCATGCGGTAGGTCAACATCGCGGCCATTAGATGGTCTGGTCCATTGCCTCGACGAGCGCAAAGCCTGTCGCCATAAAATTGCCCGGCGATATTTCCGGCACTCCTTGCTCGTCGTCGATAAGCCTGAAAACGGATGTCGCCCCGACTAGAACAGCCATATCCCCCGCGGCAAGGTCGCGCCTGAGCGGCGGGCTAATCTGGATGCCGGATTTGCCATTCGCATCGGAGTTTGAATTGAACATGACCGAATGAAGCGATGGACCGCCCGCCGGAATGCCGTTCGGTCTAAACTCTATCAGGTCGCCACGTCTAAGCACCGCTGTCTCGCTGGCGGGGAAGCCGCTCAGAACAAGATATGTCGCGCCTCGCTGCACTGCCGCGTCAATGGTCACGAAGTTTGGCAAGTAGTCATCATCAAACCCGGTTCCGTCGCTGAACTTGCTGCCATCGCTAAACTCTGCGCTAGATGCGGCAAGCAGCCTATCGCGCAGCGGTCTTTGCCTCACAGGATCACCGATGCGAACAAGGCCGCCTTGGCCTCCGACAAGATCAAAGAAAGCCGCCATGGCTTGGCCATTCTCATCCCACGCTTGAGGCCCGAGCGCTACCTTGACCAGCCAAAGCTGTCCGAGCCGGCTTACGCCCTTCCCGCCCGTCCATGTGTGCGGTGACGTAACAGAAATCGGCTTCAGCGACATAGAGAGTGAGGTGAAGCTGTACCATTCAACCGGCCATGTCCATATCGTCATGCCACATAGCCCACGTTAGATTTGAGACGATCAGACCTTGCCCGCTTAACAGCTTCATCGCCCATCTTCGCGATGGCGACGCGGATGCGCGCTTCACTTCCGGGGTCGGCATTATTGAAGGTCATGGTTTGGTTGATATTGACAACACCCGAGCCGCTGCCTTGCGAGTGAACGCCCAGCTTCCCATCCGGGCCGCGGGTTAGCGGCATGATGGCCTCAGGCCCGGCCTCGCCCATCAAGCCCGAGTTCATCGCGCCGCCGCTCGCGAACCTGAATAGCGTCGGGCTGCTCACGATCTGATTGGTGAACGCACCGCCCCGCGCAAATTGTGCGATGTTGTCGTTGGCCCCGAACATGCCGCCATTGGCAAAAAGCCCGCCAATGTTAGTCAACGAAAGTCCGACGCCTCCGCCACCGCCACCGAATATCCCTCCAAGGATGCCTTGTAGGGCGCGCGCAATAGGCATGATGATCGTCATCTTGATGATCATGTCGGTCAAAGACCGTAGAACTTGAAGGCCAAGGTTGCGGAAGCCCTCCTTGGCGCTAACCGCACCTGTCGCAATATCGGTCAATGCGCTGGAGAGATTGTTTAGACCGGATACGGCGAACCCATCGACCATCTTGCCCATATCGGACAAGGATATTTCCAAGGACTTCAATTGAGGATATGCGGCCCCAGCGATTGCCGCCCTGTCGGCGATGTCTTTGTATTTTCTCGCCAGAGCTACCGCTGCCTGAGCCTGCTCGTTCATGCTGAGCGTGCCCTTGTCAAGCAAGGCCTGCATTTCGCGCTGCTTCTGCGCGTTTAAGTCCTCAGCGCTAACAAGCCCAAGTTCCGCACGCTCTAGTAGCCGCGCCCCCTCAAGCTGTGTGCGGTATCCCCGGACAATGCGCTCTTGATCCGCCTTGGTGATATTCGCACCATTAAGCCTCGCCTGCTGGATTGAAATCTCAACGGAACGAAGCTGCTCTTCGATCGTAGCGGTTTGGCCCAAAAGGCTAAGGCGCTGCTGTTCAAGAGCAAGGCTTTGCCGGGCCGCATTGGGGTCTACGGGCTTCGTCGTGGCCTTGTTGTCGAAAACGGATGAGTAGAACTTATCGGCGTCGGATTGAGACATCCTAGAGCCGCCAGTCAGAGCGCTCGACCCGATTTTACGGTTCAACTCCTCAACGCTCATACCTGACAGGCCCGCATTCAGTTCGCGCGCCAGCTTCGGCAGTTTGTCAATAAGGTAGTCGATTGCGTCGCCGATTTTTGATTTGAGATAAAGCGAGACGTTGGTTGTCGCCTTATTCCACATCTCATCGAACTCTCTTGCCTTCGCGACAAGATTGTCATTGGCGGCGCCGCCAAATTCAGATGCAGCGTTCTTCGCATCCCTGATCCCCGCTGCGCCTTGCTCCATATATCGGACCATTTGCATGGTTGCCGGAAGACCAGACTGTTGCAGGATCGAGAATTGGAGCTGAGTGTCACCCCTTGCCCTGCGGATGAGGTCCGCGACATTGCCAAGGTTGGTCTCAAATTCTTTGGACGCCGGGATGCCGTTCGCCCTAAGGACATCGGCAAGGCCGCCCATGTTATTGCGGGCCTGATAGGAACTTGAAGCAAACTTGCTGAGGATGTCGGCGGACTCATCAAAGCCAATGCCCTTAAACGACATTGAAGCCTGCAACTTGGCCATGTTGCTAGATGCCACCCCGGCAATTTTTGACGTGTCATCGAGCTTTATCGCGAAATCCTTCCACGATCCTGCTGCAAAGTAGGCGGCTGCACCAACAGCCACGACGCCCACACCCAGCACCCGCGTCGGGGTTATCATAGACGCGATCTGCGCCCCGAACCCACCTAGCGTTCCCTTCGAGCTGGCGAAGATGTCATAAACCTGAGTGCCCTGCTGCGCCAGCACCATGAAAGGCGACTGGCCCGAGACAAGGGAAACGCCCACATCTTGCACTTGCCGCGAAAGATTTATCATCTCATGCCGGGCAAGCCCTGCGGACTTCGCCATGGACTCAGCGCCCTTGCTAAACCCTGCGGCCCCTGACGAAACCTTCTTAGCGGCTCCCTCTGCATTTTTTGAAGCGGCACTAAACCCGTCCAACGCCTTGGTTGCTTCAGTGACGCCCTTCGACTTGATTTCAAGGCCAAGCACGGCAAGGTCTGTCATTTTTTCTTACCTCCGCCGAACATCTTGTCGAAGATTTGAGCGGTTAAGGGCTGAGGCTCCTCAACACCCCTAACGCGCTTGTCGAGCATGAAGATGGCCGCGATTTCCCACGCCATAAGTCTCTCGCCATAAAGCGACGACCACGCGAGGATGTCCTGGCAAGAGATCGGGTTAGCCCCATCGAACCCGATTGAACGTGAAGCGTTGAGAGTGCCGAAAGCCTCCCAAGCGCGCATTGCGCAACCGGGAATATCGACCTCCCCTGTCGCTCGGCCCGCGTCGATGGCCTGAACGAGATCGTCGATCAGGCTTCGATAAAAGAAGCCCTGTCACTCACCGCACCGATGATTTGATCGTGGATAAAGGGGTATCGCGTAAGAAGATCGGTCGCCGCCGATTTGCTGAACTCGATCTGCTGGCCGTTTTCAAGAACACCAGACCATCCAATAATTGCGGCGACGGTCACTCGGAGCGCGTCTTCTTCAAGCTCGGATGCCGTCATCCGCTTCTTGTTCTTGGCGAGCCGCTCGTTATTCAACTCCGCCCTGATGCGGCGTTGCCGAGCGCTATCAGGCCCGGCAACGCGGATCGTGATGTCAAGAGGCTCGCCGGTCTTGGGGTGGACGATGGAGACATCAATCCCTTCGTCCTGTGCCTTGGCAAGCCCCTCAAATTGAGCAAGATCAGCCATTAGAGTGTAACTCCCGGAGTGACAATGCGAACGCTCAGAACGGTTGTCGATTTTGCGACACCAATCAGCCCGACATATTCCCCAGTGCCGAGATCGGCCACAGGCTGAATGCCGCCGGCAGTCTCGGACAGGTAATAGGCCGCGCCAGCCGTCAGGACGGCATTGATGGTGAGATCCCCTGAGCGAATAACGGCAAGCGGCTGGCCATCGGATGCGCCGTTAAGTGCAATCCCATAGGCTGTTTTTGCCTCCGAGGTTGCACTGTTGGAGTCGGCCAATTTGAACTTCCCGCTTGATGCCTCTTTGTAGACAACCTGACCCGCCGTGATGGTGGCCCCGGCTGTGCCATTCTCGATTGTGGAATTTCCAGAGGCAATAACGGCGCTCGCCGTGATTGAAAGATCAGCCATGTTGTTCTCCTATCAGGTCGCCGCGACTTGCACGATGTTGGAATTGATTTCGACTTTCGCCTTGAGCATCCGGATCGTATTTGCTCCGCCGCCCGACTCTTCGGCGCTCGCCACAAGGCCGATGAAGTATCGCTTGGACGGCGCACCGCCGTCGGCGTCATTCAAGTCCATGCGAAAGGCGTAGTTGTTTTTGTCCGAGGGAGCCGCAGCGCTGATCAATGCAATCTGACCAGCATCGGCAACGATTTGAGCAAACTCAAGGTCCATCGACCCGGCATTCGCAGTGCCCTTTTGCTTCACATCGCGGCCACGATTGATAAGCGCAGTGGTGATAACCTGCGCGTTATCTCCGATGGCCCCCATGTTGGTAAATCCGTCGATTTCCACCCAGGGTTCTCCGGAAAAGTCGGAGGCTACAAAATTGGTGGCCTTATCAGAAAGAACGCCGCCGATATAAATCTTGCACCCGGCAACGGGGTATAACGTGGACATGATGATCTCCTATTGGTCTGGTTGTCGCGCGTAACACTGGTATGGAATGCTGATCGCCATCATCATCCATGGCTCGTCTTTGATGGCCTGTGACCTGTAAGGCTGGCGATAGACATTGACGTTCACGCCACCACTTTGCATCACGGTGCCACGCCTAAAATAATTCACGGCGTCTGATGCGATCCGAGACATGCCGACTTCGCCATTGCCAAGCGCGGCAAAAACATCCATCTGCATGATGCCGCTGTGCGAGACGTGCGAATTAAACGAAATGCCAACTTCGACTGATGGGACTGGCAACAGGGATACCTTGAGCCAGTACACACCTTGACCAGGGCTTGGAGGGGTGAACTCCACATTTGGGAAGGCGATTTGAAGGCCCTGATCTGAGGCAAACCCCTCCGCACGCCTCAGTAGGGCTTCAACAATCTGCGCTTCAATCTGATCCATTATTCATGCCGCCTTGCCCCGGCTCTGGGGCGTGGATATAGTCGCCGCGATGGCTCAGCCCCCGATAAAAATTTCTGACAACGAAGCGGACGACCGGCTCAAGCGGGCCATGACAGTTCTTGGTGATGAGCCTGGCGAAACTGTTGCAGCGAATACCGCACTAGAGGCGGCGCGAAAGGCCCTGCGGCTTATCTCCATCGCCCTCATATCGTCTGGCGTGAAGCGCGACGGGCTATGACCCCGCCCTGGCCTTGGCTTCTGATGTGACCTGCTCGACGATTTTTGGCCACTGCGCCGCGGCCTTTCTCAGGAAGCCGCTAGGGGCTTGCTTGGAGTGCCCATATTCCAGCCGCACGATGTAAGGCGCGGTCCAGCCGACATAGATGGTTTGATCCGGCAGCGCCCCGGCTATCACAAGCGAGACTGACGATAGCGGGCCAGCAATATCGTAAGCGCGGTCGGGTGATCCCTTCCCGCTCTTTATTGTCGGCATAGCGCTAGTCGATGCCATAATGGACGCTCTTGCGAATCCAGTATCGACCGGGACCGCATTCGCCGCGAGTGACACAACCCGCTTGGCACTCTCTTTCGTGACCGCATCAATTCTGGCCTGCGACTTCTTAACCCAATCATCGACTTGCGCAGTAAAGGACTTCGTGACCATCACTTAATCCCCGACAGAAAATCAATTGATGCCTCACAAAAGCACCGGCAATTGATTGTCTCGTTTGCCGGAGCGCGCGCGTCGCACGGGAAGCGGATAGAAACCCCATTCCCAGAAGTGAAAGAAGAACCGTAACTGACGCGCTGACCATTCATTGCTCTGTGGCTGTCGCGCACCCTGTTGTCCTTTGCGGTGCGCCAAATCATGGTCACGTCTTTCGCAGCGACCTGACCACTTTCAATCGCCTGCCTAATGGCTTCCTGCTGCGCTTCGTGCAGCGCTCTTAATGTTTCAGTGCGGGCAATGTTTTCTCCGCGATACCGTAGCGCCCTGTTTTTATACGCCGCGACCATGGCGTCTATTTTGTCCGCAGGGATAGGCTTGCCTTGCGCCACATAGGAGCGCACCACCGCGTCAAACCTCTTATCCCTCAGCGACCTCGACAACGCATCGAGCGGGTTATCAGATGCCAGCGCATCAGCATAGGAACGCACCCATTCCTCTTGACTCGATGTAAGGCCGATAAGCCCACCTTCTCTCCTTTTCGTCAGCCGATTTATGCGCCCCACCAAGTCGAGCGCTACAGACCTTGGGTTAAGACCCTGACTTAGCCCGTATGAAAGAAACTGGCGCACCATGTAGCGCTGATCTTCCAATATGTCCCGAATTAGGGCCGCCGAATAATCGCGCAGCCATGCTTCTGCAATTACATTGCGGACGGCGAAACGAAACACCACCGAAATGCCGTTCGGATCTCGCAATGCGGGGATGGATTTCGCTACATAATTGCCGCCGCCTTCGTAGGCGTCGTAAATGGCTTTTTCGAGCGCCCTGAATTGTAATGGGTCAAGCCCTACCGCCCGCAACGCGCCATCAACATCACCCGACTCCAGCATCCTCACGATCTGCTCAATCTGAGCGGCATTCCTAATCCCATATATCGCGTCATTGAACGCGGCCTTTAGCCTTGGCTCCCAAAGCGCGATGATCTGGTCAAACCTGTTCGCGCTCACTTGCGCCCCCTGACCTCCCACACAGCCGTGGCCGGGTCGGTTGAAATTTCCAGCGCAAGGAAGGTGATGCCCTGAATTGTAATCTTGTCGCCAACAGCCGGAATTACCGATAGGCTTTCGGCCAAAATCAAGACCTTCCTGTCGTTGACATCAACAAGGCCATCAGCGCGCGCCTTGAGTGAATACGCCTCAACAATCGCCTTGCATGTGTAGGTTGTTTCCGGCGCGGCGGTCGGGTCAAACGACGCCCCCCCGGATACCCCTTTGCGCACCAGGGATGCGTCTAGAAAAAGGCCCTTCGCCGCCGCATAAACGGCCCTAGCGAGCGATCCTGAAAGCGGGCTAACCACGCTTGGCCTCGCCGGAATAACGCGCCGCTGAGCCGATCAGGCCAGCCAGAATGCCATCTATGATTTGCATCGCGGTCCCCGGCTTCGCACTCGCGCCGTATTCGATAGAAACCGATCCTGCCGATATTGATTTGATGGCCCCGCCGCGTTCGAGGTCAGGAAGCATTGATCCCGCCTCGGCCAGCTCGCGAACGGCGGCCTCGTATGTCGCCATCTCGATTTCGACGGGGATAGAGTCATACGAAACGACGATGCCGTTAGCATCAACAGCGCCGGTTCGCGGCCATTCAAGCGCCTGATTGCGATACTGGCGTCGCTGCCCCGGAAAGCGCGACCGATACATAGCATCAATCGAAGCGGTTGCACGGCGCAAGGCGGCTTCCTTGTCGGCTGTGGCCGCACCGGAAAACGTCAGGCCGCGCGCGTCGCAATATGTCTCGCAGTCCGCAACGCTCACATAAGAGTCGGCACCCACAAGACCTGTGCCATCTTCGACCGTAAGCGCCATGCGAAAACCTATTTTTCGTAGTTACATTTATTGTTGACAGGGGCGATTAATGGCGTTACATTAATTGCCATGAACATCGAATTTGACCCCGACAAAGACAGCGTGAATATCAATAAACACGGCATTCCGCTGAGCCGCGCCGCCGACATGTCGATCACGAATGTTCTTGAAGATGCCCGCTACGCCTATGGTGAAACCCGCTACCGCGCGTGGGGCACGATTGATGGCGTCGCCTACTGTCTCGCGTTCACGATGCGCGGCAACAAGGTTCGCCCCATCAGCCTTCGCCGTGCACACAAAAAGGAGATTGCCCGATATGGTTAAGATGGCAAAGGGCGGCAAGCCCATTATTGACGACAACCCGGAATGGACAAAGGAAGACTTCGCCAAGTCCACCAAACTGCCGGGCATTTCGCTTTCGGAGCTTGGCGACGAGATCAAGCGATCGCGCGGTCGCCCACCAGTTGAGCGCCCGAAGGGCCAGATCACGTTGCGGCTTGACCAAGCTGTGATTGAGGCCATGCGCGCGAGCGGTAAAGGGTGGAGCACCAAAGCCAACGAAGCGCTGGCCAAATCATTCAATGTGAAAAAGCGCGCCTGACGCGGTCAGGCCGCCGCAATGCGATTCATTTCGGCGAGCGCCTCGGCTTCGCTGTCGTAGCCCTTGGATGCGTTCTTTCCGTCTGCATCCTTGACGAAGAACAGTCCGCGCGCACCTTTGGCGACGGTGAGATTTCCTTGCGCTGCCACGGGTGCAGCCGGTGGGGTTCCGGCGTCTGCAACAACGCTGGCGGCTCCGGGCTTCTTGGCCTTTGCGCCGTCAATCTCCCAGCCGTGCAGCTTCATGTGCTCGACTTCATCGGGATGAACGTCTGCGGCCTTGTCATTATCGGATCGAAACATGCGAATGGTCATTGGAAGCCCTTGCGTGAGTGAATACCGGGGGCGCTGGTGCCCCCGGTATTGTCATTGCAATTAGCCGAGCAGGACGGCGACATGCTCTTCCTTGATGCCCGCGACACCCCATGCGAGACCGACTTCGATCTTCACGCGGCGGTATTGGCGATACATCGCGACCTGGAACACCAACCCGGAAACCGGATCAGTGACCGTCATGACATCATCGGCATCATCGCCACCTTCCGGCATCGCCGGGACGCGAGCAGCGAGCACCAACGCATCCGGCGTGAAGCCGAAGTTGGGAGTGAAGCTGTTGCCGACCGTCAAGGCGTTGTTGTCGGCAATATCGACCCGGAGGCCGGGTTTGCCGATGACCAGCGACCCGCCAGACAGCGCGCTGGTGACCATGTACTTGTTGGCGGTATCCGCCGCGAAGGTCACAAAGTCGCCCGCCAACACAGTTCCCGAGCCGGTGTCAACCGCGATGGTGGTCTCGCCAGCAACGAGAGAGGCATCGTTAACGAGGTAGCTCGCGCCAGTGCCCTTCGTGTGCTGGCTAATGCCACCTGAGTAGCCCATGACGAAGCCTTGCAGCATTCGCATCTGGCGTTGACGAAGCATTGCGCCGGCATCGCCAGACTCGTTCACCTTGAACAGCTCGGAGTGCTTGCCTTCGAGCTTGGCGCGGGCCGCCGAGTTAACAACCATGACGCGGCCAGACGCCGGAGCGCCATTGTCATCAAGAATACGGTTGATCTCCGAAAGATCGGAGAGATCGCCCGCAGTCCCGAACGGCGTGGTGCCGGCAGTGCCATAAGCACGGGATGCGCTCACAAGAGCCTCCGCGGCAAGGTCAACTTCGACCGCGTTGGCGATAGTACGAAAAGCCTGTGCAAACTGATTGGCCAGGATGGTGTTGTACTGACCAAATTGGTTCACTGAGAGCTGTTCCTCGCCGGTCCAGCGGATCGGGTAAGCCTTGGACTTGGTGATCGTAACGTCAGCATAGCCGATGGTCTGATCACCGCTATCAGCCGGAGTAGCGCCGGGCGTAATATCCTCAAGCGAGGCGGCCGGGACGACGGGCGAGCGGACAGTCTGACCGACTGCACCCTGAGACGCCTTGGCATCACGGTTAACATTCGGGATGAACCCGATCTGTTCGCGGGAAACCACGTCCAGAGCGGTGTAAACAGTCGGGATCAACCCGGTGAGGGTGTTTGCCATTGGATGGCCCTTTCAGATTGTGTTGAGGGAAATTTTGCTCAATGGGCCATCCAGCCCTCGCACCGCTCGGCATCCACCTTGCGGCAGGCATTCATTTGCAGGCCGTCAATCGACGACTTGGAACCCTTCTCGAACTTTGGTGTTCCGCGCAACCGGATCGAGCGCATCAAACTCGCCGCGCCGGATCGTTTTCGCGCCGCCAGCGCTGCCTTTGTCTTTCTGCTTCCCATCGCCACTTGCGTTGGGGGCCTTCAAGATTTGATCCTTGAAAGCATAAGCGCCGACAATCGACTCGATAGCTTCCTCGAAGTCTGCGACCTCGCCCGGACGCGCACGGCTGTAAACCTTGCTGCCATCCTGGCCGTAAGCAACAATTCTGCCGTCCTCGATCTTGAAACTGTTCCCGAACGTGGCGCGCAGCATGTCGCGAGGAATGGCAATCTGCTCGGCAATGAACTTTGAATTGGCGAAGGCGTTGCCGATCTTTTCGGCGCTGAGTTGGCCACGAAGTGTTTCGACCTCTGCAACCACAGGCTCATATTGCGTCTTGAGCGCCTTGGTGACTTCTTCCTTCACCTTCTCGATCTCGCCAGCATCCACCAGCTTTTTGTGATCGAGGTTTTTGACCGTATCCAGCGCCTTCTTAGCCGCCGCGGGATCTTCGATGCCCTCGAATGCCTTCACCTTGCCTTCGAGTGTTTCAGCGCGTTCACGGTGAGACTTAGCCTCGCCATTCAGACGAGAGATGGTCTGTAGCGTGGCGGAATAGTCGAATGCGACTTCCTTGCCATCGTCGTGAACGTATACGGGTTTGCCTTCGGACAGGACAGCATGTCCTTCCGCGTCAAGTTTGAGCTTCATGTGTGGCTATCCTGCCGTTGAGAAGGGGCATCCGCCCCGGTGCTCCCGATCCGATCCCGGATGCGGGCGTTAAGCGGCTTGACCGGCAACATCGTTGGGCTGCCCGATTGGCTCGCCCGTCACCGGATCAATGCTTATTTCTGGTTCAAGGCCCTGCTGTTCCTCGGCCAATTCTTCTTCGTTCTTTTCGTGGTCGAACGAGGGGCCGAGCACTGACCGGCGTTGCATTTCAGCGAGTGCAGACTTGCGCGACAGGTCGCTGTTCTTGCGCAGCGAAACCACAGCATTCAGGGATGCGTCGCCAAGCGCGCCAGCCACGAAATCAGTATTCACATCGACGGTAATAGTGTCGCCAAATCCGAGAAACTGCGACGTGAATACGAATGCCTGCTCCAGCGTATCCTTGAGCGAATTAGCCCAAACTTGAACGGCGCTGTTTGCCTTTGCCGCGTCGATTGCGGATGCGGTGGCAACCATCGACCCGGATTCCGGCGTCATCGGCTGCAATGCCAGCCGACGCATATCCGAGATGATGCCATCGACATCCTCGCGCACCTCTTTGATGTTCGCGGCATTGGGTTGGATGAAGTCCCAATCCGGCTGAACACCGTCCATGGATGGTGGCGCAAACAAAACTGTCTTTGGCCCTACCGTAATCTCTTCACCCTTCGTGGGCGGCTCCATCCCAGTGCCTTTAAGCATCGGAGAGCCTGCGTAGGTCATAACCTCGTCTTTGCGCGACATGGCCCGATAAAGTTCGATCTGCATGTCGGCGAGGCTATGCAGCGGCGGCACAACGCCATGATTGCCGAACCGCTGGCCGGTAAAGAACAGCGCGACGGGAATGGACTTAGGCCCGACGATCCTGCCTTCTGCCTCGATCTCCCAAACCTCTTTTCCGTCAGCGCTCTTGACCGCTTTCCAGACCTGCCAGTTGATGTTCCCGGCGTCGTCAAGGTCGATGACGCGGATACGCTTGCGAACGATTTCTGAGAAGCCGACACGCTCGACCGAATTTTCACGCATCCTGATGTGCGACAGAACCTCTTTGCCGCCGATCTTCTTCCAATAGACCGCGATAATTTCTTCAGGCTTGATCAAAACCCAATAAGGCTTGACGTTCGCCGCCTTGGCTTCCGCCTGAGTGCGAATGTCTGACGTGTCAGGATAGGCGACATAAACCGCCGCCAGCCCCTTGGCGACTCCTTGCTCGAAAACATCGCGCGCAAAAACGTGGAGACTGTTGCCCTGCCCGTCGATGTCATCGACAAGACCGCCACGACGAGATTGCGAGGCTTCGTCCATAACTCCGATAATCACATCGGGCGCGCTTTCAACGGCGACCTTGCGCGTGAACGGCTTGGCGCAGATACCGCGCAGGCCGTCTTCGAACTCAGGCCGCCATGGCGATGATGCAACCCTCAAGCGCCAACCAGCGTCGGACTCCTTCTCATATTTAGGAAGGTAGGCGGCGGCCTTCTTCCGAATGGCGTCCGGTCCTTCGAGGATGTCGGCGACCATCTCCCACTTAGGGATCATCGCCCCATAATCGCTAGAAACGGTGGACGGGTTGTCTTTGGCTTCCATTGACTATCGCTTTGTCTGGTGTGTGCCCATCATGGGCTTGGGCGTCGAGTGCAACATAAGCTCAGTTAGCGCCCACACTAAAGCGTCGAGCCGATCTGGCGATGGCATGTCGCCCAGAGGTTCCCACGTGCACATCTGGTCTTCTAGCTCTGAGAACGCCGCGGCATGCGTGACCCGGCCTTGTTCGTAGAGCGCAGCTATCGGCTCGGCTCGTGCTTGCTTGCCGCGGGATGCGTGAACGATGCGAACAGGGGCATTCGGCATCACGCTTTGGATTGTGTGGCGAACCATCTCGCCACCCTGATTGCCCTCAGCGACAATACAGTCAGCATTTAGAGACTTGAACTGGCCAATTGCCTTCGCGGCCCATCCGTTCGGAGAAAGCCGACCGGAACTGTCAGCCAACACATAAGCCCGGCCATCTTGACCAAGCCCCGCGGCCACAATGCCAGTCAGGTTCGATTCCTCTTTGACAGTGATGGCAGGATCGACCCCTATAACGATCCGCTTCATTGGCGGGAGCGGGCCTTTCATCATTGCCCGCTCGATCATCCCTCTATTCCAAAGCGCGCCTTCGGATTCCTCCAGCAGTTCGCCGTCGAGTTCCTGGCGACCAAGGCGCGTGCCCTCATACTTCGACACGATCTGTGTCAAAAACGCTTGAGCGAGATTGGCCTTGTTCGCATGTGTTGATGCTCGGGTGATGGCGGTCGTTTCTGACCGGATCAATTCTCGAATTATAGGCAGAGGTTTTGGCGTCGTGGTCACCATCGCTCGCGGGTCATCGCCGAGACGAAGCCCAAACATCGCCATGTCCCAGGCATCTTGAGCATCTTTCCATGCCGCAAGCTCATCGGCCCAGATGCAATCGTGTTGTGGGCCGCGGAGGCGCTCCGGCTCCTCAGCCGAAAACAGGGTTGCTATGGCACCGTTCCCCCAAGTCACCCGGCGCTTCGATGGTTCATAGGACGGGATGCCAATCAGGTTCCCGGCCTCGTCTCGATCATGCTGCCAAGATACCGACAGGATGCCGGATGTGCCTTCGACCATCACGTCTCTGGCGTCAGCGCTGGTTGGCGCGATCAACGCAATGCGACCGACGCCGCGTTTGACTTCGCTCCTAATCCACTCGGCACCAGACCTTGTTTTGCCTGCACCACGCCCAGCCAAAAACAGCCATGTGCGCCAATTACCACCAGGGGCCATCTGCTCGGGCCGGGCAAAGAACGACCAGTCATGAAGAAGGCTCGCCGCCTCGCTGTCAGTGAGCTGTGACAGAATCCTCGCCCTCATCTGCGGCGTCAGCCGCGCGAGCGATGAGATGTGAAAGTTTGTCGCGAGCATCTGTGAACTCGATTGGCCCGCCACCCTTGCCCATATGCTCTATGGTGGCGAGACGTGAATGTGAGTATGGGGCCGCGTCCTTGGCCGCGAGGCGCGCTAGTGCCATCTCCTTTGACGCCTCGGCCATCTCTCGTTTTGCCAATGCTTCTTGGTAGAGGTCATAATGGAACCTCATGTCTTCCAGCATGACTTCCAGAGGCGTGACCCCCGAATTAGCCACCCTCTCCTGCCGGGCGATTGTCGCCCTCGAAGGCGTATTCTTCTTGCGGCCTGCGTTAGCTCTGGCTCCACCTCTCGGCATTGAATTATTTCAACCCTTGTTTGATTTTCAGGTGCGATTTTTGAATTCAGCGGTCGGAATTCAAACCCGGCAGATGTTGATTGCGCGCGGGCCGCGCTCGCCGATATGAACCTCGAACGACACCTCGTCGCCCTGCTCAAGATCGCCCCCGACCTCGGAGCGCTTCACATCCTTGGTGTGGACGAAGATGTCGGCACCCCCATCCTGCGTGATGAAGCCATAGCCCTTGTCCGGGCTGAACCATTTGACGATGCCGGTAACCATTGAGACTTGATTTCCTTTTGGGCACAAAAAAACCGCCCGGCGAGGGGCGGCTTGGTGGGCATGAAAAAACCCCGCTTTTGGGCGGGGCCGGAATTACTCTAGAGCGAATCGTTCACTGTTCGGAATTTGAATCACGAAACGAGTCAGCGTGTCAATACCTTTTGCCATCATTCACTTTGCCATAGAGCTTTGCCCCCACCGCCTTGAGATATTCCTTCATATCCCATGGCAGGTTTGCATTCTTCACATCGACAACCAATATGCCTTCATGGTGCCAGACCCGGCGCTTGATCTCGTCGGCGGTTTCGCGGGTGTTGGGCAGATAGCGAGGCCGGACCGTCATGCCGCGTCCCCGTCATCATCATCATCGCCAAGACGCTCAACCCTTGCGCCCTTCCATTGAAGAATCTTGGCAGATGGCATCACGCCGCTGAGAGGCCGCCATGAATGAGGCTCCTCAAGCCATATGGCCGGGCCGCCGTCATCGCTCCACCAAGCCCCAATCCCGTCCTTTACGTCCCATGTGGCGGTCACAACCTCGCCTTTGTGCAGTTTGAGTTCGGCGCGGGTGCCGCGCTCCACCAGCCTTGCCGTCTTGATCGGCTGAAATTCCATCATTCAGCCTCCCGCTTCGCCTGCTCAACCTGCAAGATCATGGCCCGGATAGCCGTGATGGTGCGGTCATCCCTCGCCTTGCCGCTGAAAAACACGTCCAGTTGGTCCATTGCGGCCTTTTGGCAGGCGTTCACCACAACGTGCTGCTCACCACCCATTTGATGGATTGCACGGGCAGACAGGCCGTAGGCGACCGACTCCGCAAAATCATAGAGATAGTCGCCCAGATGGCTCCTGATCCGCTTGAGCATCTGCTGGGCCTCAATCCGGCTGGCATAGACCGCCGTATCCGGCCCGCCGCCATCGACCTTCATTTCGAGGCTGGCAGATCTCGGCCCGCCATAGGCCCGCTCATAAAGCGCCATAAAGCGCTGGGCCGCCAGCTTTTGCCGATCATCAAATTTTCGGAACATCTGGCCATCACGGGTCAGCCATACATTCGGGATCGAGCCGTCAGCCGCCCGGATTTGCGTTCGGGACAGCCCGGCCTTTTTGCACTCCTCGTCAAACTCCGCCCGGCGCGAGCGTTCATCCTCGGCCAGTCGGTTGTTATGCTCACGCAATTCACGCGGTGACAGCGGCTTTGATTTCATCGTCATGACAACTCCTCAAATCGCATGATCTCGCCAATCCATTTGAGCTTGCGCTGTTGAAATGCCTTTCCTCGCCTCCGCTTCAAAACAATGATTTCGGCCAAATCCTTGGCCTTGGCCTTCCTCACTTCCCAATTGTTGACTTCTTCCTCGCGCCCGGCCTCAGGGCGGTTGCGTTGGAGCCAATTTTCCAGCCGCCAAAGACCGATCACCCAATCCGCATCTCGCTCAATGCTGCGCGCGTCGGCATCGAGAATGTCGGGGGTAGGATCATCTCTTCTTTGTGCGCCTCTGGTGCGCTGGGCCAGCACGACAACCGGAACCCGTAGCGCCTTGGCCATCTTTTTCAGATCGCGCGTAACCTCGGCCAGGCGGTCAAATTCGCTCCTAGCCTTGGTTTCGGTTTTGATTTTGTCCAACTGGTCAATGATGATGAGGCCAAGCCCGCCAGATTTTTGCATGTAGACCGCGCGGGCTTTGAGTTGCGCCACTGTGATCTCATCACAATCGAGGATATTGAATGGCGCTCCCCTCAATTCCCGCGCGGCGTCCGCAATCTTCTCGACCTGCCACACATCGAGCGCACCTTCATGAATTTCGTTGACCGTCACACCCGTCATCGCGGCCAGTTCGCGCGCCGCCATAACCTCATCGCTCATTTCCATCTGGACGAAAAGCACCGGCCTCCCCGACTGCGCCGCGTGCATCCCGATCTGTGCCGCAAGGGCCGACTTGCCGTCCGACTGGCTGGCAAGGATGAAGCCAAGATCGCCGCCTAGAATGCGCCCCAGAATCTCATCGAGCGGCCCGATCCCGGTATTAAGTCCCGGCACGGCATCCTCATCGCCGCAATTCATTGAATTTGCCAGCAGGCGCGATGCGGCTTCCCCGATCTGAACCGGCCTGATCGGCATGGCCGACGACATGATTGCCTGCAATCTGGCCAGTGCTTCATGGGCTATATCTTCTGGGTTTTTGTCGTCGCCCTTTGTTGCCTTGGCGATCCACTCACTCAGCGTTTTCAGTTTGCGCTTCGCTGACTGCTCGGCGAGCGGCGGCGCATAGTCGAGTGGCGACCCCGCATCCTCCGCGCCCTCTTTCATCGCCATCACAATACCGGAGGACGGTCCCAGATCGTCGTATTCAAGCGGCAGGTGAGATAAAATCGCCGGGATGCTCAGCCGCCCGCCGGTGTCGGCCAGGCGACACATGGCCTCGTAAATGTCCCGGTGAACCGCTCCCTGAAACATGTCAGGGGTAATGCTCTCCCGGCATCGCCAGATTTCATGTGGCGAGCGCATCAGGCAGCCCAGAAACAGCTTTTCGTTAAGTGCGATGTCTTTAATCATGCCGCGTCATCCTTCATTGCGGCCCACAGGTCGCAATAATCGCGACCGGCAGGCGGCTCTTGAGCAATCACGCAAGCAACGCCTATTTCATCCATCGACGCTTTAAGCGCCTTGGCCGCTTTCATTCCGGCGCCAGAACGGGCTGGGACAAACTCGCCATCTTTTCTTGTGATCGGGGCGTCACCATCCGGGAAAATCGAGATTTCATTCACACCAACGGGCGGCTCAAATCCCGTCATCCCTGCCGTAGAAAGTGCGGCCCAAACCGGATAGGCCCGACCGATCAACAGCCACGCGCCAAGCGCTGACTCGATGCCTTCCGCAACCCCGATGCGCCTTGCGGGCCCCCCGATGCGGACCGCACCGCCAGATGAAGGCCCCAGCCCCATCTTGGGGTTTGGTACATCGGCCTTTGCCCCATCCGGCGACAAATAAATGCGCCATATTGCGGTCAGGTCACTCGATGAATCATCAACGCGGCAGATCAGCGCCGGGTATCTCTTGCCATTGGCGTGCGGCAAGGATTTGTGAAACCGCAGCACGCCCGGCCAGCCACCATCCGGCCCATCGAACCCGCGTCGATTGAGATAGGCTTCGGCCACGGTGCCGCTTATCGGCTGGGACTCATCCCAGATGCGCTGCGCGGCCTCGCGTGTGTTGTCCTGATATGCCGCTTCTTCGGCCTCACGGCGGCGCTGCGCGGCCTCGTTGCGCGCCCGCCTCTCAGCCCGCTCCGTCTTCTCGGCGTCGCTCAGCGGCCTTGCCTGCCCATTTGGCGGCGGCTCTCCGGTCAGCGCTTCGCACGCTTGCAAGAACGACACGCCATCAATGTGCATCACCATGCCGACAACATCGCCGCCACCCGATCCGCGGCAATTGAAGATGCGCTTTTGTGTGTTGATGCTGAACCTGTCACGGCCTCCACATGCCGGACACGCCCCGACATGCTCTCGACCCGCGCGCTTGAGCTTGGCGCCACGCGCCACGGCTTCGGCCAAGATGTCCGCCTGCATGGCCTTGGACTTCCAATCATCGAAGCGGGGATCGGCTCTGCTCATCCCTATCCCCGCTCATTTCTCAACATTTGAGATGCTTGGCGAGGCTGTTCAGTCATCAAGCACCGCCGCGAACAGGCTGTCGCTCCCAACGAGCGTGACAATGGTTTCAACCAGCTTGACCGGCGTAACGCCGCGCCTCTTGGCCTCTGCGCTCACCGCGTCGTGAACCACCTGATTTACAGCGATGGTGATAGGGAATGATTTTTTCTTGCCGCGTGGAGATCGCGCAAACCGGCGCACCGCGCGCGGGTCACCATGAAGCCGGTTGTGATTGACAATATTTGTAACGCTGTAAACATTCTTGATCCCGCACGCCTTGGCGATTTCGGCGGTTGGGCACCCATCTGCCCACAGATCGAGAACGCGGTTCACAATGTCGGTTCCGAAATAAACAACCTTTTTCACGCCGCATCCCCCTCGAACAGGTCGCCCGGCCTCACCAGCCGCGCTGATCGGATATACCCGGCGAGGCACCACGCCACGCCGCACGCCTCAGCAGCGTCTTTGTTCGGCACATTCCACCGCAACATCTGGCATTGCCTGACCGCATCTTCTTTCTTCGCCTTGCCGTTGCCCATGAACGCCTTGCGCCATGTGCCCTGGTTGAACTCCTGAAACGGGATGCCAAGGGATTCACAAATCTCGATGGCATGAGCGCGAAGCCCGTAAAGCCTCAAGATGGTCCGCATGGTGGTCAACATCGTGACTGTTCCGTCATCGTTGTTTTTTCTGTTGTCAGACCTGAGTGGCTCCTCGATCCCGACATACTCGACGCCATGCGAAAGAATGAGCGAGCGTAGATGGATACGGAAGCCATGAAAGATTTCCGCATCCTTCTCGCCTTTGGGCCGGAACGACTCGATATGGATAGGCTTATCGCCATCCATGATGCACACGCCCGTTCGCGTCGCGATGTCCAGCCCGGCGATAA